AAAATTGTTTGGTAAAGATCCAGAAAAAAATCTTGAGCGTGCTAAAAATATGGCAGCAGACACTAAAAACATGAAAAAAGGTGGAATGGTTGGTTCAGCCTCTAAGCGGGCTGATGGTTGTGCTCAACGGGGTAAGACCCGTGGGAAGATTGTGTAATGCCTGCTGTTAGTAAAAAGCAGGAAAGATTTATGCAGGCGGTGGCTAATAACCCAAAGTTTGCTAAAAAAGTGGGCGTACCAACGTCCGTAGGTCGTGAGTTCACTAAAAAGGATGGTGGTCAAATGAAAGAGTCCAAGGCAATGATGAAAAAAGAAGTGTCCTTCATGAAAAAGAAGGGTGCCCCTAAATCCATGCTTAAGCACGAAATGGCCGAAGCCAAAGGTATGAAGTACGGCGGCAAGGTTAAAAAGATGGCCGCTGGCGGTCTGGCTGCAGGGCATAAGCAGGCTGATGGCGTAGCCACAAAGGGCAAAACCAAGTCTAAGCAGGTCAAGATGGCCTACGGCGGGAAATGCTGAAATGATGGCGAGTCGCGGGATGGGGGCAATCAGCCCATCTAAAATGCCTACGGCTAAAACCATCAAGCGGAAAGACAAACCGCAGGATGTGAAGCTGTTTAAAAAAGGTGGAGAATCCAAGGTCAACGAGGCCGGGAACTACACCAATCCGGGCATGCGAAAAAAGCTCTTTGATCAGATCAAAGCCTCAGGTACGCAGGGTACTGCGCCGGGGCAATGGTCGGCAAGAAAAGCACAGTTGCTGGCTAAGAGATATAAAGCCAGCGGGGGAGGTTATAAGTGAGTGGCCTCTCCAAAAGCCAGCGCAGCCTCAAAGCGTGGACAGCCCAAAAATGGCGGACCAAAAGCGGAAAAAGGTCCACAGATACGGGCGAAAGGTATCTACCTGAAAAAGCAATCAAAGCGCTCAGCCCCCAAGAGTACGCCGCCACAACCCGTGCCAAGCGAGCCGGAAAAGCCGCAGGAAAACAGTTCGTGGCTCAACCCAAAAACGTGGCTAAGAAAACTGCGAGGTACAGATAAATGAAAAAGAAAGTTAAAAAGTACGCTGAAGGCGGCTTGGCTGGGATAGTGGGTAGTGCTCAGTCTTTAATGGGTAAAGTTAACGATATGACTAATCAGATTAACTATGGGTCTTCTTTCGAATCAACCCCTTCTCTTGGATTTAATTCTCTTGGTGGCGCTATGCGAGGAAATGTTGGAAATAACTATCCGAGTGTTTCTGATGCAGATAAGGTTATGCCTTTCCCGATTGGGGGTTACGGATCAGCAATTAAAGGTGCTATGAACGCAAAAAAAGATTTTAAAAAAGGCGGTAAAGTCAAAGTAGCAAAAGCAAGCACTCCGAAAACCTCTTCTGCATCTAAACGTGCAGATGGGATTGCAACCAAGGGCAAAACTAAAGGGCGGTTTGTATAATGGCAACTAGCGGCACTGTTGCTTTTAATTTAGATCTCAACGACATCGTTGAAGAAGCTTTTGAACGGGCTGGTGGAGAACTGCGTTCTGGCTACGACCTCCGTACGGCTCGCCGTTCGTTAAATTTGCTGTTTGCAGACTGGGCTAATCGGGGTATTAACCTTTGGACGATTGAACAGGGGTCGATTGCGATGGAACAGGGGGTGGCTACCTACGCACTGCCCAACGACACGGTAGATTTGCTGGAGCACGTAATTCGTACGCAGGCAGGCAATATTGCTACACAGGCAGACCTGACCATTACGCGTATTAGTGTTTCTACCTACGCCACAATCCCCAATAAGCTCCAGCAAGCCCGCCCCATTCAGGTTTGGGTGCAACGCAACACAGGGGCAACGTACCCAGCCACAAGCGCATATTCCCCATCAGCTACGGCGACCCCAAAGGTAACAGTTTGGCCTGTACCAGATCAAGGCACACAGGCAAGTCCGTACTACACGTTTGTTTACTGGCGTATGCGTCGTATTCAGGATGCTGGCAACGGCGCCAACGACTTTGATATCCCATTTAGGTTCTTGCCATGCCTGACTTCAGGACTGGCTTACTACGTGGCGTTAAAGCTCCCAGACGGGCAGGCGCGGCTGCAAACGCTAAAAGCCATGTATGACGAGGATTGGACTTTTGCAGCAGGTGAAGACAGGGAGAAGGCGGCTGACCGGCTGGTGCCACGTCAGATGTTCATAACTTGATATGGGTAACAGGTTTGCTTCTGGTAAGTATGCTATCTCGCAGTGTGATCGCTGCGACTTTCGCTACCCGTTAAAAGAACTTCAAAAGCTGGTCATCAAGACTAAGAACATCAATATGTTGGTGTGCCCAACGTGCTGGGATCCAGACCACCCCCAGTTGCAGCTTGGTATGTATCCCGTGGATGATCCGCAGGGTTTGCGCGATCCGCGTCCTGACCGCAGCTACATACAGGGAGGATATACAGGGTTACAGATTGATGTTATTAACCCGCCTGATCCAACCGATGTAGATGCTTTCGGTGATCCCACAGGTGGCAGTAGAATCTTTCAATGGGGTTGGAATCCTGTTGGTGGGGCAAGTGCTAATGACGTAGGGTTAACCCCTAATAATTTAGCGCTACAGATTCAACTTGGAACAGTAACGGTAGCAACAATTTAAGGAGTAAAAGATGGAAAAAACAGCAATGAAAAAGGTTGCCAAGGCTGAAGTCAAGGCGCACGAGAAGAAGATGCACGGTGCTAAAGGCATGAAAGCTGGTGGCCCGACTTCGATGGACATGAAGCGCATGGGTCGTAATCTGGCACGTGTAGCTAATCAACGTGGTTCTTCACGGGGGCGATAATGGCTAAGTTCAGCAATAAAGTACAAGGCAAAGAAGTGGGTCAGGCTGAAGTTTACGCTGCACCGCACAACATGTCTGGTCAACAAACAAGTGTCAGCACTTATAGTGGATACAAAACTGGTGCTGATGTAGTTAATCAGATGAACGTTTCTGTTGGTGGCGTTAGCAAGGGCAATTACGCACCTGTTAATCCGTACGGCACGGGCGTTATGCGTGGGTATGGTGCTGCAATCAAAGGCCGTAAAATCAGCGGGAAGATGGGCTAATGAACTACGCTACTCTGTTTGAGACGATCAAGGGTTACGTTGAAAACGATTTCCCGTCAACGAACTTTACCGACACTACGGGGTCTGGTACTGTTACGTTTACAACCGTCGAACAGATTAACACGTTTATCCAACAGGCTGAGCAGCGGATTTATAACACTGTTCAGTTCCCATCAATACGTAAGAACGTAACCGGAATAACTTCCGGCGGCAATAAGTACTTATCGTGCCCAGTAGATTTTTTAGCTGTTTATTCAATGGCGGTTGTGGATTTAGTTACTGGGGCGTATGAGTATCTGCTAAATAAAGATGTGAACTTTCTCCGCGAGGCGTATCCATTACCTACGGACACAGGTAAGCCTAAGTACTACGCACTATTTGGCCCCGCTACTACAAACACATCCCCACCGTCAATCACCAATGAGTTGACATTTATGCTGGCTCCAACGCCAAATAACGCATATACAGTTGAATTGCACTACTACTATTATCCGGAATCAATTACTACAGCAGCCTCTGGACAGACATGGTTGGGTGACAATTTTGATTCTGTGCTCTTGTACGGAGCTTTGCTGGAAGCGTACACCTTTATGAAAGGGGAGCAGGATGTAATCGCGCAGTATCAGAAGCGATACGATGAATCTCTTGCCCTAGCTAAACGCCTCGGCGATGGTATGGAGCGTCAAGATGCTTACAGGTCTGGTCAATTCAGACAGCCGGTGAGGTAAATATGGCCTTTACTGGTAACTATACTTGCACAGTATTTAAAACTGGTTTGCTCAACGGCGATTACGATTTTGCTGTTGACACATTTAACATAGCTCTGTACACCAATTCTGCAACGTTAAATGCTGATACTACGGCATACACGACTACAGGTGAAGTGACAGACGCAGGTTATACAGCCGGAGGAAATGCTTTAACTCCAACAGTTGGAACCTCTGGTGGTGTGTCTTTTGTAACTTTTGCAAATACAAGTTGGTCTGGGGCTATTACTGCTCGCGGCGCTCTTATTTATAAAGTTGGTGGCGGTGATCCTGCAGTTTGTGTTTTGGATTTTGGGTCAGATAAAACGTCAATTACGACTTTTACGGTAGAGTTTCCTGCTGCTACTAACACCGCAGCGCTTATTCGACTTTCGTAAGGAAATAAAAATGCTTAACAATTTAGCAAAGTCCACTGATATAGCAACTGCTGCAGTAAATGCTGGCACAGGATCGCAAGAAAGCATGCGTGGGGGTGGGGTGTTTCACTTCCAGTGTTTTGATAAAGATGGAAACCTAAAGTGGCAAGATTCTGCGCATAACCTGATAGTTAATGAAGGTTTGCAAGATATGAACGATAAGTATTTTAAAGGCGCTACTTACACAGCCGCTTGGTATCTAGGTCTAGTAAATAACAGCCCTTCTCCTACTTATGCTGCGGGTGATACTTTAGCTTCGCACGCTACTTGGAATGAAACTACCGCATATTCTGGTAACCGTAAAGTTATTACATTTGGCACCCCCACACTTGCAGACCCTTCTATAATTAGCAACTCCGCTTCTCCAGCTTTGTTTACTATCAATGGAACAGTAACTGTTGCGGGTGCGTTTGTAGCTTCAGTAGCCACAGGCACTTCAGGAATTTTATTTTCTGTTTCTACGTTTCAATCTCCCGGTGCTCGATCTGTAGTTAACGGTGATACGTTGACCGTTACATACACTTTTACGCTTGACGCTGCGTAAGGAGAGTTAAATGGCTACTAAATTTGCAAAAGGTCAAGCTGTTAAATTAAATGCCGTTGTTCCGCAAGGACCAGTGCTCGCCTTAAAAATGGATGAAGATGGTAACTTTTTTTATCTAGTTGGGTGGACCGATGCTAACGGGGTTAGCCAAGAGCGTTGGTTTGATGAGAACGACCTTATCTCTGTATAAACGTGTTTTCAGACGCCCCCTTTTCAACTAGTCCATACTCTGCTACAGCTACAGCAGGTATTGGTCCGCAATACAATTCGTCATTAGCAGAAGCTGCTTCTGTAAGTGAGATTGTTTCTTCTTTACCTACATATGCAGGCTTAGTAAATGAAACAGCATCCGCAAGTGAAACTAGAGTTGCTGTACTTGCTTATATAAGCGCTGTCAATGAAAGTATTTTAGCTAGTGATACACCAAGTTCTCTACTTAACTATATTTGTTTAGTAACTGAAAACGCAACTGTAAGCGAAATCGTAGAATCGTTAGCTGCATTTTTAGCTGCAGTGCCAGAATCTGTAAGCGCTACAAGTATTGTTTCTTCTTTAGCTGCGTTTTTAGCTGCTTATAGCGATACGGCTACTATTTCTGATAGCACAGCTTCTCGCCTTTTGTGGGAACTAATCAACGATTATCAAGCAGGTTCTTGGGGTACCATAGCAACTGGCACAAACAGCACGTGGACAGTAATAAACACAAGCACTAATGTTAGCTGGATTGAAATAAAAACATTGCAGTAAGGATAAAAAATGCCGCTACTTGTTAAAGACAGAGTAAAAGAAACTTCTACCACTGGCGGCACGGGGACTATTACTCTTTCCGGTGCAGTAGCCGGATTTCAAAGTTTTTCTGCTGTTGGTAATGGTAATTCCACAACATACGCAATTGTAGACAATGTTACCGGTGACTGGGAAGTTGGTATGGGTACCTATACCGCATCTGGAACCACACTGTCTCGCACAACTGTTTTATCGTCTAGTGCTGGTGGGGCACTTGTTAATTTTGCAACTAACGCAAAAGAAGTTTTTGTAACTTTTCCAGCTAGTTCAGTTAGTACTGAATATGTGTCTATCACTTTAACTACATCAGCTTACACATTAACTTCCACTTCCCCTCGTAATATTCAAGTTACTAGCACAACAAACAAATCAGGCACTATTAAATTGCCAAATGCTACAACAATGGTGCCGGGTAGTTCTTTTAATATTGTAAATACTAGCCCCAACGTAATTCGTATAGTAAACACATCTGATGTTTGCATTGGTTTTGTACTAGGCAGTCGAGATATGGTTATTACTTTAGGTGATAACAGTACTTCCGCCGGTGAATGGACAATGCCTAACAATCCTTTTATTGCGTGGACAGGGTCTAGAAGTATTACAGTTACTAATTCTGGCGGGGGGGTTGGTTTAAGTTTGGGTCCGCAATATAACGTAGTTGAGGTTTCTTCAGAGCTTTATGTTATTTTGTGGTCTTCTACCAACCTTTTAAACATTTATGGACAAGTCTATAACGCCGTTACAGGTGAATTTGGAACACAAACAACCGTTATTACAGGCTCTGGTA